TCGCGGCCTGGATACTGAGCTCGCGCAGCCGCGCGTTGCTGCGCCGCGTCATGATGTTGACTTCGTTGACGGCCGCGATGTTGATGACGTCGCCCTTCTTGAACGTGTCGCCGGTCGTGCACGCCACGACAATCGACGTGATGCCGGTGCCGGCGTCCGCGTTGACCGTCGGCGTGACGGAGACCGTGACGGCGCCGGCCCAGGTGCCGGCCGTGTGCGAATAGAGCGACGGGCTGACGAAGGTGTCGAAGGTCTGCGCGCGCCCGAGCGAGCCTTCCTTGAAGGCCTGCGTGATCGCATCCGCCGGCTGGAAGAGCGCGAGCTCCGCGGCCGTCATGGTGCGCTGCACGCCGGTCGAGATCACCGCGCGCCGCGGCCCGGCCTGCGCGCCGTGGTCGATGAAGCGCTGCAGCGAGGCGCCGAACGCGGCATCGAAGGTCGTCGGATTGGTCCCGAGAATGCCGACGATGTTGCCCGTGTGCTGATACGCGTAGACGGCGCAGCGGTCTTCGATGTCCTGCGCCATCGTGTTGACCGAGGGCGTGATGATGTCTTCGCGCAGCGCGCCCTCGTAGTCGTTCATGCGAAGCGCCTGCTCGATCACGTCGTACTCGAAATGCACTTTCGCGATCTGGTCGATGGTCACCGCGGTCGCGCGGTCGACAATCGGCTGGGGCTCATAGCCCAGATTGTTCTGGGTGCCGGGGAGGAACTGCCGCGGGTACGGCACGCGCACCGTGTCGCCCATCGCCATCGGGCCGGTGAACACTTTGTTGTAGGCGGTGTTGAACGATTCGGAGATCACCAACTTGTTGGTGAGGACGCGCAACTGCTCGCGGGCGAGGAAGTCGCCGACGTCGAAACTATTGGGAGCGGCCATGATTTACCTTTTCAGTCGCGCCAGCTCGCGCTTGTTCGCAGCGTCGATGTAGGCGCGGGTGCCTTCGTCGCCGGACTGCGCGAGCGCGCGCTCCACGGCATCGCCGGGAGTCGCACGCGTCGCCAGCGTCGGCGGCGGCGGCGGGGCAGTGGTAGAGCGCGCGGCGGGCGCGGCGGCGAGCGTGTCGCCTAACCGGACCAGCGCTTTCAACTGGTCCAGGGGTTTCATCGCGAGGATCTGTCGCCGTTCCGCCGTGTGCTCCGGTTGCTGGAGGTGATAGAGGATCTCCGCGCCGTGTTCGTCCTCGAGGATCAGCAGGTCGACCGGGCTCCCCTGCGGGATCTCGGTCGGCGCGAGCATCGCGGTGGCATCGAAGTCGGGATGCTTCGCGCGCGCTTTGTCGGCCCGGGCGTTGAACGCGTCAATCGCCTGCCGCTGCTGGTCCTGCGCGCGCGCCTCACGGTCCGCGTGGGCGACGCGCGTGCGTTCCGTCTCCAGGGTCGCGGCGACCTTGTAGTCGGTGAGCGCTTCGAGATACCCCTCGTCGACGGTGCCGTAGGCGAAGTCGTCGGGGTTGGGGCGGACGAGGCCAGAGGCCGGGGCGGCGGACGGGGCCGCGGGGCGCGTCTCAGGGGGCGGCGTCTGGGCCGGCGCGCGCGCTTCGAGCGCCTGGGCACGCCGTTCGGCACGGTCGGCGCGCTCGAGGAGCTCGCTGATCCGTTTCGCGGTCTTTTCCTTGTAGGCCGGGTCCGACCCCGGCTCCGATGACGCACCCGTTGGTGCGGGTGAATCGGCATCCACCGTGGCGGCAGACGAGGCCGCGTCGACGTCAGGTGTGGGCGGGTCGGCCGGCGCGGCCGGCGGCGCGTTCGGGTCGGGCAACTTCCCCGTCATGCGCCAGTCGTGCAACTGCGGCGCGGTCAGCGTCTCGAGCGCATCGGGCGCCGAGGCGGACAGCGAGGCGAGCGGGGCCGCGGACGAGGCGGCAGGCGCGTCGGTCGGGTCGGGCACGCGAACACTCCGCGCACGCGTCGTCCGTCGCGCGTTCGTCGGGATCGGACGACTCAGACGACAAACGGCGTGTACTCAGCGAGGGGGAGCTCGCGAGCACACGCCGTCTGCGTGTGAGTCCTGTAACGCGTCGCAGTCGTGGACGAGACGACCCTTCGGGCTCGAGACCCTAGCGACACGTTGCAAACGAGAGCGGCTATTTCATACGACGCTTCATCCTACTGACTTATGCGCGCCGGCGTCGGGCCGTCACGCCGCCTCGAGCAAGAGCACCGCGAGCTCCGCGTCGGTCAGATGCCGCGTGCCGCGTGCGACGACCTGGCCGACGGCGCACGTCAGCTCGACCCCGGCGGGCGCGGCGACCGCACTCCCTTGCGCGACGACGCGACCGACCGCGAAGGTCGCGTGGACGCCTCGCGGTCGCGCGACCGCATCGACGCGCTCGAGCGGCCAGATCCGCCCGTCCCACCAGGTCCGGCCCGCGGTCGACGGCGCCGGCACCTCCACGTCCGCGCTGGTGCCGGTCGCGACGGCGGTGCCGACGCTCCAGAGCGCCTCCACGCCGGACGGAAACGCCGTGGCATCGACGCCGCCACTGTCGCCGGTCGCGACCGCCGTGCCGACGGCCCAGTCGGCCTCGACGCCCGCCGGATTCGCGACCGCATCCCCCGTCGTCGTTGCGGTGCCGACGCTCCAGAGCGCCTGCACGCCCGCCGGCGCGGCCACGCCGGCGCCGGTCGTCGTGGGCGTGCCGACCGCCCAGGTGGCTTGGACGCCCCCGGGACTCGCCAGCGCGCCGCCCGTCGCAACCGCGGTGCCGACCGCGAAGGTCGCCTGCACGCCGGCGGGCGTGGCCACCCCGTTGGCGGTCGGGTCACTCAGCCGGGTGTCGCGGAACGCGCGGACCGGGTTCGCGTCCTTCGCTGTCCGCGGCACGCCGGGGATGACGTTGAACGCCTGCACGCGCTAGTTCCGGCTGAACACGTACGCGTAGATCGTGCCGAGCACCGGCGCGCCCGTCGTGCCGCCCAAGGTCGTATTGATCTCGAGGTTCGCCAGCGCGTCCGAGGTCACGGTCGTCAGGACGCCGCCGAACGGGATCACCGTGCCCGCGCCCGGCGTCGCAATCGTGCCCGGGCAGCAGAACTTGCCGACCAGATAACACTTCGACGCCGCGCCGACGCCGATGAAGGTGAAGACGAGGTCCGCTTCGAGCGTCCAGACGCCCGCCGCCATCACCGGCAGCGTCTGCGCCGTCGACGCGCCGAGCGCGGTGCCGCCGGTGCCGTATTTCGGCGTAATCGTCAGCGTGGCCGTGTTGACGCTCATGACGATCGTCCCGCCCGCGCGCAGGCAATAGATCTTGCCGACCTTGGGGTCGTTCGCGAAAATCGGCGTGAACGCGGCCGCCGGCCAGAGCGGCGCGATCGTGACCGTCGTGTAGGTCGCGGGCAGCGTGATCGGAATGTCGACAAACGGCCCGTCGTTGAAGAGCTGCCGCCCCATTTACGTGTACCTCACCAGGCCCGTCGCGGCCACCGGCGCCGGGAAGGCGACCGTGAACGTGCCGGCGGTCGACACGATGTCGCCGCCGAAGTCCAAGACGGCGACCGCCTTGTTCGACCGACTCGAGTTGTAGATCAGGCCGCCGCGGGCCGTGATCGTCGCGGTCGTCGCGGACGGGTCGGTCGTCCAGTCGAGAATCGCGGTGTCGGTGTCGAGTGTGACGGTGAACCCGGCGAGCGTGATCCCGCCAGCGGCGTAACTGCCCGAGTTGCCGACTTCGTTGGTGGCGGAATACGCCGTCGTCGCTTTCGAGAGCGTCGCGGTCGAGGTATAGAACGCGATCTTGTAGACGTCGGCCGCGGTGTGCGGCGTCATCGCGAGCAGCTCTTGCTTGAACGAATTACAGATCGCCGCGGTGATCGCCATCTACTCCGCTCCCTCGGCGTCCCCGCCGGAAATCGTCGCGCCGGCGGTGTCGCCCTGCGCATCCTTATGGAACGCGATCGTCTTCTGCGTCTTGCTCGCCCGCTCGGCCTGCGCGGCCTTCGCGGCGTTATTGGTGTGGGTGAGCGTCTCGGCGTGCGCGTGCTCGCGGTCCTGCAGGATCATCGCGTGCTCAAACTTCTGGTGCAGCGCCAGCGCCTCCTCTTGCGCTTCCTGCGCGGCGATGCCCATGTCCTTCTCGGCGGCAATGCGCGCGACGGTGAGGGCGGTCGCGTCCTTCATCGTCTGGAGCTCGACCTCGCGCCGGTGCTGCGCCTCGAGGGTGTTCGCCGTGGTGCGCTCCTTCGAGGCGCGCTCGGCCTCCGCGATCCGCTCTTTCGACTCGAGCTCGGCCTGCTTCCCCTGCAGCTCCTGCCCCGCCTGCTGCATGATTTGCTCGGCGTGGTCGAGTTGCTGCTTCAGCTTCGCGAGCTGTTGCTGCAACTGCTTCGGGTCGGGGGGCTGGCCGTCCTTCTGCTGCTGCGCCTGGCGCGCCTGCTGCATCGCGGGCGGCTGCAGGAACTCGAGGTCTTCCGCCATCTGGTCGCCAATCGGCCCGAGGTCCATCAGCTTGACGGCATCGGACGCGATGATCGGGAAGGCCTGCGGGTTGCCGAGGAGCGTCATCGCCGCCTCTTTGCTGGCCTCGCGCTGACTGTCGAAGGACGGCCCGGTCGAGAGCGTGATCGTGTGGCGCCCCAGGTCCATGCGCGCGTCGGTCGGCTTGTAGGCCGGCGCGCCGCCCTCGCCCGTGCCGGTCGGATGGTTGATGCGGGTCAGGTCCGGCGTCCCGTCGGGGAGGCGGATCGCGACCTCTTTGTCGGTGTCGTCGTAGTACGGCAGCAGGTCGTCTAACTGCTCGCCGAGGAACATGATCATGTCGTCGTAGTGGTCGATGAAGTGATAGCTCCCGAGGTCGCCTGACTTGTCGAGCTCCTTGAGCGCGACACCCGAGGTCACCTTCGTCGAGCCGAGCCGGTGGTCGCCGGTCGAGTAACGCCCGAGCGCGTTCTGCACGTCGCGGCGGAACGACTCGCGTGCGATCTCGTAGCCGGAAATATCCGGCGCGCGCATCCCGTATTGCGGGAGCGGCAGGATGGCGTCGCCGGTCGCTTCGGTCTTCGCCTTGAACTCGATCCAGGCGATCGGCTCGTGCGCGGCGCGTTCGATCAGGGTGAGCGCTTCAGGGTCGGCCTGCCCCTTGTAGCCCATGAGCGCGGCCTTGATCGGCATGGCGAGCGCTTCGAGCTCGGTCGAGGAGGTCCAGTTGTAGCCCTTGGCCGCATCGCGCGCGAGGCGGATGTAGGAGAGCATCAGCTTCTTCGACTCGCCGGTGAGCCCCGTCTGGTAGATGACCTTGCCGTAGCAGGACGCAAACGGAATGTAGCGCCCCTTCCAGACGGTCTTCTTCGGCGTGCCCGGCGCCGGCTTCGCGCTCCCGGGCGGGTCGAGGAGCTCGAGCCCGTTGGTCAGGTATTGGCAGACCTCGCGCTTCGGGCGCCCGGTGCCGGTGCGCGTCTCGTGCACTTCCCAGAACTCGGCGATCTGCACGCGCGTCGGCGTGAGCCACTTCGACCCGACCAGCGCGATCTGCTCGGGGAGGAAGTTGTGCACCTGGGCGTGCGGCCAGTCGCGCTTGAACTCCGAATGACTGACGGTGCGCACAAAAAAGCAGCGCATCCAGTCGCGGCCCGACGTCGACTCGGCGTCGCTATCGGGCAAGACCTGGTCGGGGTTCGGGACGGCCTTGACGCGCAGCACCTGGTTGTCGCTGTCGTCGTCTTCGTATTCGGCGATGATGCGCGCGAAGCCGTAGCTGCGCATGGCGCAGTTGGCGAAGGCCTGAATGTAGGCTTCCTGCGCGTGCGACTGGTATTCGATCTCGCGAATGCGGTTGCTGCGCAGGAGCGCGGTCTCGGCGGTCGCGCCTTGCCCGGCCGGCGACGCTTTGATCGCGCGCTTGTTCTGGCGCACGGTGTTCTCGAGCTGGTTGAGGTATTGACTGAGTTGGTCGAGGTTGACCATCGGGCGCCCCGCGCGCAGCGCCGCGTCGTCGGGTTCCCAGGTGTTGCCGGCCGCGTATTCCACGTCCTTCGCGGCTTCGCGGCGAATGTCTTCCCAGTTCAGCGAGTCGTACTCAAAATATTCACGAATGCGGTCGAGCACCGCCTCGTCTTCGGGGCTCTGTTCGACCACGGGCGAGACGGTGTCGTCGCTGCCGCCGCCGGCGAGCGCGCGCAGCCGCGCGATCGTGTCGGTCACGTAGTTGCTCATTCGGCGCCCGCCAGGGCGTGCTGCAGCCACGTCTGGGGCAGCAGGTGCCGCGTGTAGGTCAGCGCATCGGCGTCCGGCGTGCGGCCCGGGTAGCTATGCCGGCGCACCAGCAGGACCGCGACGTCGAGCTCGTCGCCATCGAAGAGGGCGTGCGGCCGGCGCCGCGGGATCACGAGATCACGTTGCGGGTCGAAGGCGTCCGACGGGTCGACCGCCTCGCTCATACGCGCCCCGTCAGGAGCCACCGCAGGCGCTGCCAGAGCGTCATGGTGACGTGACGCCGGAGGACGTCCATCTGGGCGTCACAGCGGAGGTCGGTGTAGGCGTGCTGCTCATACGCCCGCTTCGCATTGGCCGCCCGCTCGTCGTCAATCGCGGCCAGCGTCAGGCGGCCGATCTCGGCGATCCGTGTGTCGAAGGCCTCGAGGACGACGGCCTGGTCGTCGAGTTGGGTCTGGACGGCCGCCACCGCGGTGTGGCGCTGCTTCTGTTCGGTGCCATTCATCGGGCGTGCTCCGGTCGCAGGACGAGGCCGCGCGCCGTGCGCAGCACCTGGAGGTCGTGCGGGTCGAGCCCGCCGGTGTCGTCCCCATTGGCGCGCCGCACCGTGCCGTCAGGCGCGAGGACGAGCGTGGCGCCGCAGAGCGCGCAGACCACGACCGCGCCCACGACGACCGCCGGCTCGACCGGCGCACGCGAACAGACGGGACAGGCGACGGGGCTCATGATTCGGTGCAACTGAAGGACTGCGCGACGGCCCGCAGTTGCGCCTGCGCGACGAGCAACGGGGTCGGCCAGACCGGCGCCGGCCGCACCTGTAGCGCGTCGCTGGCCGTCAGCCACTGGCCGGCGACGAAGTAGCGATCGGTCGCGGGGTCGTAGAGCTCGAGACGCATCGCTTCCGCATGGTGCGCTATCCCCAGGAACTGCGCGGTTTCGGCGGCGGCGGCGCCTGGACGCGTTGCACGGCGACGGCCTGGGCAAAGGTGAGCAGAAACGCGTCGCTGTCATCGGGCGAGGCCTCGCCGCGCGCCTGAATGTCGGCCTTCGATTCGATCACCAGCTTGCCGCTCGTGTTCAGGTGGTAGCCGGCGAGACAGAGCTGCTCACAGAGGAGGTCGTCGTCGGGCAGGCCGCCGAGTAGGAGCCACTCCTTCCCTTTCGCGTACATGAAGGCGCGCATGTTGAGCTGGTGGTGGTCGGGCGAGTCGCCGCCGAAGTTGATCTCGTGGACGTTGGTGTAGTCGAGCGCGTGCAGCCGCGTCACAATCGCCGCGCCGAAGGCCGCATCGACAAAGAGCGCCGCGAGCTGGTGCCCGGGCCGGCGGTCGTTCAGGAGCTCGGCGCAGAGCGCGATGCGGGCGCTGCGGTCGCGGTCCTTCTCCCCCGCCATGCGGATCGGGCCGAGCGGCTTGCCGTCGGCGCCCCGCGGGTTGCCGTCGAGGCCGCGCCGAAACCGGATCACGTTCCACGCGCGCCCGCCGCCTGCGACGTCGAAGCCGGCAACCAGCGGGTCATCGGGGAGCGGCGTCATGACGCGCTTGCGCGCCAGGTCGACGCGCGCGCGGTCGATGTATTGGAGCTCGCTCGCACTGGGCGGCAGGCCGAGGATGCGGACCTTGATGTAGTCGCTGTCGATCCCGTAGTCGCTGATCCACTGCGCGATCAGCTCTTTGTTCGTGAAGCGCGAGGTGCGCGAGTCGACGCGACGCCCGTTCCAGCGCGCGCGCAGGTTGCCGAAGCAGACCTTGTAGAACTCGCCCGTATTGCGCACCGGCTGCCCCCAGACGAACATCATCGGTTCGCCATCGGTCAGCCCGCCATACGCGGTCTCCCAGATTTTGTCCGGCACCTCCGAGGCCTCGTCGAAAATGTAAAACGACGTCGAGCGTTTGGCGTGCTGGCCGGCGAAGGACTGCGCGTTCTGCTCCTTGCAGGTTTGCGCGACGACCTTCCAGGTTTCGGGGTAGTCCTTCGAGTAGATGCCGCGCGACTGGAGGTCGAACCACGGCGCGGTGAGACAGAGCTTCGTCCAGTAGAGGATCGCGGCCCAGGTGCGCTCTTCGAGCTGCGTCGCGGTGCCGGCCGTCACGGTCCCGATGGCGTGGGCGCGCGTGGAGATCAGCCAGTCCACGATCCAGCCGCCCATCGCGGACTTCCCCGTCCCGTGGCCCGACGTCTCATTCATGAGGACCGGCATCACCGGTGTCTCGCCGTCGAAGGCGCGCGCCTTCACTTCTTTGCCGAGACTGACCAGGAACTCGCGCTGGTTGTCGTCGGGGCCGGGCTCGTGCTCGAGTGGGCCGCCCACTTCGCCCCAGGGATACGCGCCGAGGACGAAGCGCAGCGGGTCGTCGTAACAGGTCGCGACCCACTCTTCAATCGCGGCTTCGACGTCCTCGCGCGAGTCGGTGGTCTTCGCGGCCTGGGCGGCCGCGGTGAAGCCGGCGTGCGTCCAGGCCTCGCTCATTCGGCCCAGCGCTGGCCGCGGATCCAGACCCGCACGGCGCCGATCGAGACGCAGCGCAGGGGCAGGACGTCGGCCGGGTCGACGCCGGCCTCGAGCGTCGACGCGACGCAGAGGCGCGCGTCGTCGTCCATGCCGAGCGGGATCGTCCACTGCACGACGACGTCGAGCGGCACCGGCACGACCAGCAGCGTGTGCACGCACGCGCTGACCAGGAACAGGCCGTACACGGCGCCGGCGGCGGCCAGCAGGGCGCCGGCCGGCGAATAGTAGAAACGCTGGAGATTCCGCAGGGCGGTCGTCTGCCCCAGAGGCAGATGGTTGGCCAGCGATTTATTGGGTAATTCGGCCGCTTTGGCGGCCCGTGTGCAACGGTTGTGCAACCGCGTCATGACGTGCGCTTTCGCGCCGCGTTCAACCGCGCGACGCGCGCGGTGGCGGTCGACACGTTGACCTCGACCTTTTCGACGAGCATCTGGTAGTAGCGCATGTAGAGCTCAATGGCGCGCACCTTGTCCCAGAGCTTGAACTTATGAATGGTGTCGGTGATGCCGTCGCCGGCCTTTGCGTTCTTGATCAGGACCTCGAAGCCGGCGAGCGCGGCGCCCTGCGCCTCGGTGAGCGCGCTCGGGTGCCGCGCGTCATGTGTGACAGGGTCGAAGTAGTCGCGCACGTTGGCGAGCGCGACGCGGCCGAGCTCCTCGAGGAGACGCGCCTGGCTGACGCCGGCGGTCTCGAGCGCGCGCTGAGTGGCGGCGGCGACCAGCGTCGCGATGAGCGGATGCTCGAGGTTCTGATGGCCCTGTGACTCGGCCGACTTCGCGCTATAGCCGGCGCGGCGCGCGGCGCCCGTCGCGTTCAGGTCGATCAGGTATTCGGCGACGAAGCGCGCCTGCTTCGGGGTCAAGCCATCGGGCGCCGTCGGCGGCGGCTTTTTCGCAGCCGGCGTCGTCGGGGCGGGCGAGGATGCGCGCGAAGTAGTGGTGGAGGCACCAGCGGCGCGGCCGTGTGCGGCAGCAGCACGCGACGCGCGGTTGCGTTTCTTCATTCATGTCGTCCAGACCCGGTGCAGGCGGCGCAGGCGGTAGAGCGTGCGCTGCGTGACGACGGCGCCGACGCGCAGCCGCGGCCACTGGCAGCCGAGCGCGGTCGCAATCGCCCCGCGCGTGTAGCCGTCCTCGACCAGCGCGGCGACCACCCGGTGCCCGTCCTGGCCGGCGACATGCGCGCCGAGGGGCGGACGACCCGCGTGGATCGCCTCACGGTAGTGTGCGCTGTAGGCCGCATTCGCGGCGCGGCACAAGGCGCAGCGGCAGCCCTGGTCCTGATAGGTGCGGCGCGTGCCGTGCGCCGCATGGCCGTTGCCTGCGCAGGCCTCACAGACGGCGCGGTCGAGGTCGTCGAGCAACTGGGCGCAGACGCGACACGCGCTCAATAGATCCAGCTCCACGGGTCGGGCTTGATCCACTGCTCCTTGAGCTCGTAGCCGTCGACGACGAGACGACGTCGCGGGCGCCGGCGCACGACTGTCCGCATGGCGGGGTCCAGGGGATGGAGGGCGGGGCGCCGGCGGACGTGCCCGAGCGCCAGTCTGTAGCCTGCGCTTCCCTCGAGGCCGAGGGTTCTAGATGTAGAACCCGGCGTGTGCCAGCCAGTGTAGATTCGTGCACGCCGGGACGAGGCGGCCTGCTGACGACGACCGACAAGTTTGCGTGCCCGCGCTGCAAGTCGTTCAAGTCGACCGTGGTCGACTCGCGTCCCGACACGCAGGGGCTCGCCTATCTGCGCTGGCGGCACTGCACGAGCTGCCATCAGCTCTTCGAGACCTCGGAAACCGTGACCGGGCGGATCGTGCCGCTGCACGAGACGCCGCCGGCGCACGCGGAAGGGAACTGACGATGCCCCCGTTGAACCTGGACGAGATCTTCACCTACCACCCCCCGTTCGGCGACCAGGCCCAGCGCTACGTCGCGCTCCGCGACAAGGCCAAGGAGCTCGCGACGCTGATGGTGGCCTCGACGCCGGCCTCGGCCGAACAGACACTCGCGATCCGCCATGTGCAGCAAGCCGTGATGTTCGCGAACGCCGCCATCGCGATCAACGAGCTGGCGCCGCCGGTCCCTGAGAAGCAAGCCTTCTGATGGCGGTCCCGACCGGCACGTATCTCGCCTTCCCTGCCCTGCGCACCGCGCTGTCGCCGCTGATGCGCAAAGAGCGCGGCTATGCGCGCCGCATCGCGGCCGTGCAGAGCACGGTCGAGAAACTGAAGAAGAACCACGCGGAGCTCGACGCGTTGCTCCTCCTCGCGGGCCTGAAGAAAAGCGAGCTCGTGACCTGGGGACCGTGGGACGTGCGCCACAACGAGCGCGCGGGCCAGGTCTCGCACGACATGGTCGGGCTCGCGGTCGACCTGGTGGCGGAAGGCGTGCCGCTCGAGCGGGTCAAGGCGATCTTCAAGGCGCGCGAAGAGACCGGGAAGCCCGCGCTGTTTGTGACCGTGACGCGGACGAAAGGGTTATGACGGTCTGGCAGCGGCACTGGCGCGCGCTGCGGTGGCCGGCCGCGTGCTGGGCGTTCTATCGCGCCGGGCTGCCGCTGCGCGACGCCTGGCGGGCGACGCATCTCTGGGTCTGGGGGTATCTCGACCGATGAGCCTCGAGGCGGACGGCCTGCCGTTCCGAGTGCGGTGGCGCACCTTCTGGCACCGGGTGCCCTGCTCCTGGCGCGACGTCGTCGACGACGTGCGGTATCTGCTGGGGTGCTGATGGAGCCCGGGCCGCCGCCGGCGCCGCCGCTCACCATTGACCAGGCGGCCGCGCTCGCGCGCGTCAGCCGGCGCACGGTCTACACCTGGCTGCGCAGCGGCAAGCTGCCCTACGTGCGCACGCCGGGCGGGGCGGTGCGGATCACGCCGGCGGACCTGTTCCGGCGCGACGGGCCGCGGACCCCGTGACGGTCCCGCCCCAGGTCTCGCGCCGGCGCCGGCGCTGGGTGCATACTCCCCCGCAGGCGACGATGCGGTGCTTCACCGACGACGAGCTCCGACGCGGGATCGCCGAGGTCATCGACGCGAACCCGCTCGCGTTCAACGACAGCGTCGACTGGCTGCCGCTCTTCCTGCGGGCCGCACACCCGGGCACGCAGTCGCGGCGCTGCGAGACCTGTGGGCGCCAGCTCACCGATGCCGGCGGCACCGCGCTGGTCGCGCTCTCGGTGTGCGAGGGGCACTGGCACTGCGCCGCCGACACGCCGCCGGGCTGATCAGGCGTCGACGTCGGTCTCGGCGTCGGCCACCTGGCGCGCGCGCTCCTCGAGATACGCCGCAATCGCCTTCGCCTTCAGGTCGTCGAGCATCGGCATGAACCCGTCCGCACACCCGCGGCAGAAGTCGAACCGCCAGGCATTCGGGCGCGGGATGGGCAGGAAGGCAAAGACGCGCGGCTGCGCCGGCAGCGTCGCCTCGAGGCGCGCCACGTCCGCCTCGTCGAGCGGATAGGCCATCTGCACATGCCGGCCCGTGATCTCGACGCCGCAGAGGTCGCAACAGAGCTTGGCGGGAATCTTCACGGGGTCTCAGGCACTGGGTGCTCGCGCCGCTGGGTGAGCATCGCGTCCGCATACTCGTAGGCGCGTTGCACGGCAATCGGGACGCCCGCCGCGCCACCGACGACCAGGCGGCCCGAGAGCAACCCGCACAGCGCTTGCCCGGCAAAGTAGTCGCGCAGGTCGAAGAGGCGGTCGGTGACGAGGTGGGCGGTCGGGTCAGTCATCGGTCGGGATCCTTCTGTTCGGCGCCCACGTCTTCCGGTGCGAGCGGTGGGGGATCGACGGACAGGGCGAGCGCGGCTTCATTGCGAAACGTCTCACGCAGGAACTCCCAGCACTGTGAGCAGAACGGCCCGACCGCGCCTTCGTTGATGTGCCCTTCCCAGCCCGACACATAACCGCCGTCGTGCGCCTCGCCGCAGTTGATGCAGCCATACTCCTGCCGTGGGGGATCGACGGACAGGGCGAGGGCGGCTTCCAGTTGATCGGCCGCTGTTAGCCACGCCACGCCAGCATCGGTGTATTTCCGATGAATGACTCGATTGTCCTCGCGCCACTGCTCTACGAGGCGGAGGACGGCGGGATCAGTCATGGGGCTCACGTTCAGCGCTGCGCACGTCGCGCGCCAGCACCTTGACGATGCGCTTGTCGCCAACGCGGTCGACGACGTGCAGCAGGGTGCCGCGCCGGACCATCTTGCGCAGAAACGGGATGGACAGCCCGAGGTAGGCGGACGCGGCCTCGAGCGTGACCCAGGTGGTCAGGAGCTCGGGCCGCGCCGGTGTCTGAGACGTCTGCGACGTCTGAGACAGCGCGTGCGCCATCGCGGTCCCGACCGCGGTCGCGAAGGCCTCGAGGTCGACGCCGGCCGCCGGCGCCGGCCGCGCGAGCGCGGTGGTGTCCATTCCAGGAGGAATAGTTTCCATTCCGGCGCCCGGCACCACAAAGGCCGGCGGCGGGCCTCCCGGGCGCTCTGTGACGAGCCGGGCGCAGTCGTCAGGGTGATAGACCACGCGCCACGGGTCGCGCGGTGAGGCTCGCCAGTGGGCGCGCTGGACCGTCCCGGCGCGGGCCAGCCGTTCGACCGTCTTCGGGTTGACGTCGAGTGCCTGGGCGAGGCGGTCCTTCGTCCACCAGGTCGAGAGGTCGACGCCGGTGACGCGCGCGCTGCGCGCCGGCGCGCTGCGGATGTTGGTGACGCTCATGACCGCCCCCGGGCGGCCTTCAGCGCCGCGATCACGTTCGACAGCGCGCTGTATTTCAGCGCGTAGAGGTTCGGGAGGATCTGGTACTCGAGGATCCACAAGTCTTGCGCCGAGATGTGCGCCCGCGCCCGACGAACCTCGCGCGCTCTCATGCCGGCACCGCCTTCGTCGTGCGCACGTAGCCCTTGGCGGTCTTGCGCAGGTAGCCGTGCCGCTCGAGCGCGCCGAGCCCGAGCTGCCGCATCTGCGGCGCCGGCACGACCTTCCGTAAATCCTCGAGCGAGACGGCGCTGCGCGGGTGGAAGAGCGCGAGCTTGCCGGCCAGGTCGAGCGGCGGCGCCGCGGCCGCCATCGACCGGACGGTGTCGACGTGATGCGTGACGAGCGTGCCGCCCCCGTTGCCGGTCGGGCGCGCCAGGACCATGATGGTGGCGCGCAGTTGCGCGGCGGTGCGCTCGTGCAGTAGGGCGAGCTCTTCGAGTTGTTCGATCAGGGTCATCAGGTCAGCCCTCCCCGGCTGGCAGATGGTGAATGAGCGCGGGACGCGCCCACTGTCGTTGAAAGCGCCGCCACTCGGGCGCCGGCCGGCGCCGCTCTTGTGACGGCACGTCGTCGGGGCGCCACAACATCGCCATCGGTGTGAACCCGATCCGTAGCATGTCGGTGAGGCGCCGCTCGGCGGCCGCGAAGGTGTCCTGCGGATAGCCGATCAGCACGTAGCAGCGCAGGCGGTGCGAGCAGGCCGTGAAGCCGGCCGCGAGCAGACGCCGGGCGGCCGACTCGAGGGTCTCGAAGGCGTCGCCGGGGTCGTAGGCCCAGAACATCGCCGGCCGCGGCGACAAGCCGGCCAAGAGCTCGACCTGGTAGTCCTGTAGCGCGAGCGCTTCGAGCCCGCCGGTAAACTCCACACGCCGGCGCTGCCGCTGGAGCATCGCGAAGACGGCGCGGACGTGCGCCTCGGGACACGCGAGCAGGTTGTCGTCGAGGATGTTCCACCCGTCGAGGATCGGCAGCAGGCGCGGCACCGGGTCGCGCTTCCAGACGGAACAGAACCAGCAGCGGCGCGGGCAGCCGCGCGACGTGAACACGTAGCCCGGCTTGATGTATTTGCCGGGCACGAACTCGTCGCCACGGTCACCGTAGGCCACGCCGCCGACGGTTGTGGGCGCGACATGGCGCCACTCTTCGGCGAGTTGCTCGGCGCGTCGTTTGTCATCGGTGAAGGTGACCGAGACGTGCACCTGGTCGGCCTCGTCGAGGAGGTCAGGCGGGCCGAAACGGGCGAGCGCATCGGTCGGGGTGGCCTTCGTGCGCCGCGGGAACACGCGGATCAGGCGCGGCGTCGCCATCGGGAGGATCATCGTTGCGTCGTCGCATGCCGCTCGGCGGCGTGCATCGCGTCCTCGATCGCGCGGACCGGCGGCCCGAGCGGGTTCCAGGCCGCGTCGAGTAGCTGCCAGCCCTCGCCCTGGTGCACGACGTGGTAGGTCTCGCACGCCGTGCGCCGGCCGAACTCGGTGTGCTGCCAGGTCAACGTGCCGGTCTGCATCGGCGGGGCGTGGCGCCGCAGGCGCGGCCCCCCGTGTAGAAGCTCGGCGGCGGGCTTGCGCGGCATCAGGCCTGCCTCCGCACCGGCTCGGTGCGCACCGCGAACGCGAACTCGACGCGCGCGCCGGGGCGGCCGGCGGCCGCGAGCGCGGCGTGCAGAAGCGCGGCATCCCGCCGGGTGATCCACGCCGCGGCCTGCTCGTGGTCGGTGCGCCCGTTCTTCATCCGCACGACGAGCGTGTCGCCGCGGTCCTCGACGAGCACGCTGTCGGCCCACCACTGATGAAACAGCCAGCGCGAGAGTTGCGATTCGACTTGGCGTTTGACCGCGGCCCAAACGTCGGGCGCCGCGTCCATCGGGCCGAAGGCCAGTTGTTCGGGCGCGCCGCGCGCGCGCGCGCCGGTAGTACGTTGGGGATCAGAAGTACAGGGGTTCTGTCCGCCACTGGTGGCGGCTATTCCGGGGTCTTGACCGCCACCGGTGGCGGCTATCGCTGACGAATGACCGCCACCAGTGGCGGCTATTCCTGACGAGACAAGACGCGCGTTAACCCAGTTGGTCGCGAGCCGGTCGAGGGTGATGTTCCAAACTGTGGCGTGCCGGCGGCGCCGCGTCACGGCAACGATCCATCCGTCGGCCTCGAGCCGATGGAGGCCGCGCTCGACGGTGCGCAGCGGGAGTTGCGCCCGACTCACCAGGGCGGGGAGGGACATGCGGGCACCACGCCCGGTCTTGAAGTCCGCGAAGGTCGAGAGCGCGCCGAGCACGAGTTTATCCGTCGCACACCGGAAGCCGGTGGTGAATGTGATCCGCTCGGGCACCGAGAGGTAACGGAGGTCGGTCACGCGTCGAGCGCAGCAAAAGCCGACACTGAAAAATAAGTGGCGCATGCGGCGCCGCGGGGCTTGTTCTCATCGGGACACTCACGATAAATTAAAAGCGCCAACGGACCCTCCTGCACGTCGGGAGTGGTTCTTCTCGAGTGGTCTGGTTCCGCGTTCGTTCCGACGACGTTGCCGGCCAAAGCAAGAGGTCGGGCGAGCGCGGGATCAGGGATGCCTACCTACACTCCGTCACCTTGATCCTCATCCGGTCCGGTGCCGGCCGGCGTGTCGTCGCCGGTGTCGGCGAGCTCGCGCTGCACCGCGGCCTCGACCGCGCCGGCCGGGTCGTCGAGCTCGTCGTCGGGGTCTTCTTCATCGACCGTGATCGTCTCGAGCGGCGGCGCGACTGTCTCGCCGCTGCGCGGGTCGGTCCACGGGATGCCGTAGCGGTGACAGACGGCGCGCGCGACGTCGTAGAGCCGCGGGTCGTCGTAGAGCCCAAACATGGTCACCTCCGCGTCCCGGGCGGCACGTCGCCGTCGCGATGATAGGTCTCGTTGTCGCGCCAGCGCGCGCTGATCGTGCGCTTCTCGCGTTGCGCGCGCCACACAAACCAGCAGACGGCGCCGAGCAGCGCGAGCCACGCCACACTGAACGCGACCAGGAACGTCATCGGCGCCTCGGACGCACGGCGGTCGGCGTGCGCAGGGCGCGCACGTCGCGCGGCTCGAGCTCGCGGACGTTGCGCATCACGCGAATGTCGGCGCGCGTGTAGATCGCGACCAGGTCGCCGTCGTTGGCGTCGAGCTCGCGCACATCGCTCTCGCCATGAAAGAACACCGAGCCGCTCGCGTCTTGGGTGCCGTCGCGCACGACGTAGAGTTGTTGCGGGAAGGCCTCGTTGTCGAAGGTCGCCTCGTCGTCGTGGCCCAGCGCGCGCTTCGCCATCGTCAGATCACCATGCGCGCCGTGTAGACCCCGTCGAGCACCGGGCTCGGCGGTCGGTGGGTCTGGAGCTCGCGCTCAAACTGCGACGCGTCGTCGTGCTTGTGCACCGCGATGCGCGTGACGAAGCAGTGCACCGCGATGCCGCTCTCGGTCGTGCCTTCCCAGATGCGCGCCTGCACGCCGTTGTTCAAGTCGACAATCTGCGTCGTGCTCTCAATCGTGATCTTCATCGCCTCACCTCACAAACGGGCGCGCCGTCTTGACCCAGGCCTCAATGTCGTGGCGCGTGCGCGACTCGGGCGCCTCGAAGTAGTCGTAGGCCTCGCGGACCAACTGCAGCAGCACCGCGTCGGCCGTGTGCTCGGCGAGCAGGGTCTCGAAGCGCTGGATGATCTGGAGCCGCAGCCCGACCCGCAGCGCGGCGAGCTCGTCGTCGAGCGCCCGCGCGAACTCACGCCGCGCCTCGAGCTCGCGCGCCCGCGCCTGCACCGGGTCCTCGAGCGCATGGTCAGCCATCGCGCTCCCCTGGTGGGTCTGAGACGTCTGGGACACGCCGGCTAGACGTCTCAGACATGGCGCGCTCCCGCCGCTCGAGCTCGGCCGCCACGAGCTCGGGCCAGGTGCGGCCGCACTCCACCGGCGCCGACGCCTCGAGCGCGAAGGCGCGCGCGAGTTGCAGGTGGCGCCGCCTCACCTGGACGTAGAGCGTCGTGCCGCAGCGCGGACAGGCGCCGTAGGCGCCGTCGGCCCGGTGCCCGCGCGAGGAGATCCAGTGGCACTGGCGACAGCGCACGCCGACGCGATGGGCGCCCATGCATCGTCAGCCTGCCACCTTGCGCAGGAAGCGCGCAATATACGCCGGCCGCCACGGCGTGCCCTTGCGCGTCGTGTAGCCCGACTCGTTGATCGCGTCGCAGATCGCGCGCCGCGAGTGCAGCGTCTTCGCGAGCTCGAGGATGGTCGTGCGCAGCCGCTGTTCGATCGGCGCCTCGACCAGGTGCTTGCCGTCCGCGTCGAGCGCGAAGCCGAAGGGCAGCGTGCCGGTGCGCAACCCGTGCGCCTTCAGCACGCCCAGCGCGTTCTTGGTGCGCAGGCCGGTGGCGAGCCGCTCGTATTCGCCGAAGGCATCGAAGAGGCGCCGCGTCACGATGTGGTTGAGGTCGGCCGGGTCGTCGTCGAGCCCGCAGCCCTGCCCGGCCACCGAGACGACGCGCGCCTTCTGCTTGTGCACCAGGCGGTCGACCATGCACAGTTCAAACGGGTCGCGGCCGAGGCGGTCGCGGCGCGCCACGAGCAACACCTCCCCTTTGCGAAGGGCCGCGATGGCCTCGAGCAGGATGGGGCGCCGCTCGAGCCGCAGCCCGCCCGAACTGTGGTCGACGAAGGTGTCGCGCTGGGTCATCGCGTGCTGCCGCACGAAGGCGTCGAGCGTGGCGGCCTGCGCGTCGATGCCGAGGTCTTGTTCGTCCTTCGAGACACGCAGGTAGCCTAGAGCCGTTAGGCGAAAGGGGTCGCGAACACAACCGGTCGGTTGAGATCCGGCGCTTTTCATGGTTCCCTCTCGCGTACCCCACCCCTATGGTTGAGCCCGCTCGGCCGTCGCTTTCGCCCCCACATCACGGGCTCTCCGCACCTTGGGTTTCCTTGGGTTGCTCGGACTGCGGGCGAATGACCGTGCGCACGATGGGCGCGAGGACGTGCTCCACCTCGCGCAGGTGCTGGTGCAGCGCGGCCTCGGTGTCGCCATACATGATGTAGAGCCGGGCGCTGCCGGCCGGCGTGCGGTGCGCCACCGTCAGCCGGTAGCGCGCCGCGGGGTCGCCGGCCTGGTTCGTGATCACGCGGGCACCAGGGCGTCGGCGGGCATCAGCAGGGGCGGGCGCAGCGCGCCCGGCACGTCGACGTCGTCGGCCGGCGTCTCGTGGGTCGCGAGCCAGTCCGCGATCTGCTCGCGCGTCCAGCCGTGGTGGTCGTTCAGGTGCATGACCGTGGCGTCGATGCGCCCGGTGGGCATAATCGCCGACCCGGGCGCGTCGTAACAGGTGCACGGCTGCAGCACCCGACGCGTCAGCAGCGCGTCGAAGTGCTTCAAGGGGGTGTAGGACAGGCTCTGCGTGCCCCCGCCGAGCGCCTCGTGCGCCGCGCCCAGCGCGCAGGACGCGACGACGCGGCTCCACTCGCCGTCTTTGCTGACATGGATGGAGGACTGGAACGGGCCGCCGCGCGCTTGCGGGCGCAGCATCGCGCCGAGTCGCATCGCTTCACTCAGTTGCATGGGGTGACCTCTCCTGTCATTTGCGCGCCCACTCGGGATGGGTCTGGCCGTGCAGCTCGGAGACCAGGAGGCGCACGGCGGCGCGCACGCTGGCCTTGGTCGAGGTCGGGGCGAACAGCTTGAGATGCAGCATGCGGCGCTGCGCTTCGTCGAGCGCGGCGCTGCCGTCGGGTGTGACGTCCTGGTTGTGTCGGGGGAGGCGGGCGAGGAGCGCGGCCTGCTGGGGGTCGTGCAGCCACTCGAGGCGGCGTTGATGCCGCATCCGGCGCTGGGTCGTGGACAGCGCGTTGCCTTTCATGGGCTATGCAATCGCTCGTCGTTGGGCCCGCGCGTAGTCGATCGCGGACGTGTGCCCGTGCACCCAGGCGTCGAGCTCGCGCGTGTCGAACAGGTAGAGCCGGCCGCGGCGACAGCACGGCAGCCGGTGTTCGCGCACCAGGCGATAGAGCGCGGACTGCGAGCCGAGCCGCAAGTACGCGATCGCTTCGTGCGCGGTGAGATAGGGTGACTCACCTTTCACGCCGGGATCTCCACGTGGCTGAAGAGGTCCTCGATCGACACGCCGAAGACGCTGGCGATCGCCCGGGCCTTCTTCAGCGAGGGCTCGCGGGTGCCGCTTTCGATCTGGCTGATCGTGGTGGTGTCGAGGCCGACGCGGTCGCCGAGGTCTTTCTGTGTCATCTCCCGCGCCCGGCGCAGTTGGCGGAGCCGGAGCACCTTGCGCTTTTTACGCATATACGCGACAGACTACACCTAACATTTGTTGTCGTAAAGCGAAATAGGATGCGTATAATCGTCGTACGATAAATGCTCGCCCTCCAGCCGTTTACGTCTGCCGTGGCGTCCAGCACACTGCTGGACGTGGACATCGACTGGCACATCGGGGATGTGATCACGAAGCTGCGCAAGCGCGCCCGAATGAATCAGACCACGCTCGCCGCGAAGGTCGGCGTGAACAAAGCGACCATTGTGCGGGCCGAAGACGGCGACGGCAAAGTCTCGCGCGCGACGTATCTGAAGATCGCGCAGATGTTGAAGACCGACCTGGCCGCGCTCGAGCACGAAGCGGCGCGCTTGCAGGCGGAGCCGGTCGTGCACGAACCCGCGTCCACGCAGGCAGCCCACGATGCCCACACCACTCCTGCCCTTCCCGGCGCGTCAAGTACGGGAGACCGCCATCCGGTTGCTCGCCGCGTCGCGCGGGACCTCCTTATCGAAGCCGCGGCCGTGGATCAATCGGCCCGAACCCTCCGAAGCGATCGGCAACCTACTGCAGCGCCTCGTCGTCCTGCAGCCGGCAGCCGTGCTCCTGATCGAAAACGTCGTCGCTGACATGGTCGAGATGCTCGAGTCGTAGGTGGGGGTCTACACCCGGCCGGACTCGCCGTGGTACTGGCTCTATCTCGAGACCGCGGCGCCCGGCCAGCGCAAAGTCAAGACCGCCGTCCGCGTTGGCACGACGACGGCGCAACGCCACGACAGCCGGGCTCAGGCGCTCGAGGTCTATCACCAGCGGATGGCCGCGATCGCAGCGCGCGTGCATCGGCTGCGCCTCGAGACCCCGGCGATCCGCTTCAGTAAGTACGCCGAGATCTACCGGCGCGACGTCCTCCCCCATCACAAAGGCCACGAGCGCGAGGGCGAGCTCCTGACGGTGCTGGTCGCCGGCTTCGGCGACGAGCTCCTCCAGTCGACCGACCGTGACCGCGTGCGGCAATGGATGACCGTGCGCCGCGGCGACGTGTCGGCGCGGACCGTGAACCGCGAAGTCGATCTGCTGAAGGCGATGTTGCGCGACGCGGTGCCGAAGTATCTCGAGGCGTCCCCCCTGGTCGGAATGAAGCGCCTCGCTGTCGTGCCGCCGAAGCGCCGCCTGATGACGCCGGCGGAAGAGCGCAAGCTCCTGCGCGAGCTCCGGCCCGACGACAAAGCGATCGTCCTGATGGGGCTCGACACGCTGTGCCGACTCGGCGACATCCTCGACCTGCGTCGCGACGACGATGACGGGCGGTGGCTCTACATCCGTGACCCGAAAGATCCCTCGCAGGGTGCGCCGTACCGGGTGCCGGTGTCGAAGCGGCTGCGGAAAGCGCTCTGCCAGGTCGAGGAAAACGGCGAGTACTACTTCCCACGCCGGCGGATCGCCCAGACCGAGCGCGACCGCCGCAACACCATCCGGCAGATGCTCGAATACGCGTGCGCCCGCGCCGGCGTCGACTACGGCCGGGCCAAGGGCGGCATCACCTTCCACTGGGCGACGCGGCGAACCGGCGCGACGCGGATGATCCGGCGCAAGGTGGACCTGAAGACGGTCCAGGCGATCGGCCACTGGAAAACGGCCGACGTGGTGCTCGACATCTACGCCGAGGCGCACCCGAAGGCGGCGCAGGCCGCCGTCGAGCTGGTCGGGGCATTCCCGTCCCGTTCCCGACCGAAGCGAAAGCGCGCGTAATTATTAGGATTATTCGTAATCGTGGGCGGCGTTCGCAACGCGGAGGTCACGAGTTCGAGCCTCGTGTCGTCCACCACCGTTCCCCCTCTACAGCGGCGGGGGCCCACCGAGCGATCACGCCGTCACCCATCGCCGCGAATCGTCACCTTTCGCCACGCGTCATTCCCGCCTGGTTCCCGGTGTGGTCGACACCCGACAGGAGTAGACTCCCCGGCGACGCGCCCGCAGGACCGCGGGCCGACTGGAGGTTCTATGTATCGACCAGGCAAGAGCGTGCCGACGAGCGCGACGACGGCGAACGTCAATCCCTTCTTACGCGAGGGCACCGCGCTGCCCTTCCCGACCGAAATGATCGTCGACGCGACGGGCGAACCTTTCACGGGCCTGATTGTCGGCGACTGGCCGGAACATTCACCGAGCGTGCTCGGCTGCAGCCCCAACGGCAAGCTCGGGATCGGCAGCTTCGAGGAGCTCACCGTGACCGACGCGCGCGTGCTGCCGAACGACACCGGCTACGCCATCCGCGCGCGCCGGCAGAAGACCTCGGCGCCGGCCACGCCGCGCAGCCGCAGCCGCAGCCGCAGCCGCACGCCCACGTCGACGCCGGCGAAGTAGGCGGCCGTCTCGGACGCGGCCTGCGCGGACTCGTCACGACCGGCCCTGGGACTGCCGCTCTCCCCGGCGGCAGCGACCGGTGCGTGACGATCCGTGCAGGCGCGTCACCGCAGCCCCTGCAGGACCTGCGCCGCGGCCCAGTCACGCCGACGACGGTCAAAACGAACCCGAGCACCGCGAGCACGTCCCCCTTCATACGCCCTCGCCCGCCGTCGGCAACCCTTCGACCAGAGCGTCCTCGAGCGCCTCCAGCCGGGCCGCCACGACAAGGAGCGCGGCCACGTAGTCGATGGTCGACGCGTCGGCCTCCGACGACGCCAAGCGCTTGCGCGCGACCTCGTAGTCCTTCGCCACGCGGTCGATCATCTCGTGTCGATTCATCGGTCCCCCTTCGCGCGCTGCACGGCGGCCTGCAGCGCCTTCAGTTGTGCGATCTGCGCCGCGATGTCCGCGGCCGCCTGTTCCAGGCGCGCGATCTGCGCGCTGAGGGTCATGCGATCACCTGCAAGAGGCGCACGGCCTCGACCTCGGCGTCGACCTCGGCGAGGAAGCGCGCCACACACTCGGCGTAGCACGCGATGGCCGCCTCGTCGCGCGCGACGCGCACCAGCTTGGTCTGTAGCGCCTCGGGAAACTCAGGGTGGAACGACAACCAGTCGCACCAGGCGGCGCCCGTCAGCCACAAGAGATGCACGATCTGCTTCTGGTAGTCCATCGGCACGACGCCGGTCTTCAGATACTCGAGGTGCGTCGCGGCGAGCGGGCATTTCAGTTCGACGATGCCCTCGAGGTCGCCGACGTGGCCGTCGAGCGACGCGCCGGCGCGCAGGGTCGGGTGCTGCACGAACCCGGTCTGCGTCACGAGGTGCCCCGTCAGGAGCTCGTAGGCCTCGCGCGCCTGGGGCTCGCGCGTGATGCCGTCCCGCATCGCGGCCGAGACGTAGCCGCCCTCCTGCGGGCGGCCGGTGATGCGCTCGAGCGCGAGCTGCACGCGCAGGTTGCGACGCCCCGCCGTCTCGTCCTGCCCACTGCGCGGCGTCGAGAGCATGTCGACGGCGCGGGAGCTCGTCAACTGGCCGCAGCGCGCCTGCAGCCACGCCGGCGTGCGCTGTAGCGCGTCGACGATCGTCACCCGGCGCGCGGCCGGCGCCCCGACGAGGGTCAGGGGGCTCACTGCGCCCCCCGAGTCGTCGCGGCCAGCTTGAGGGTCTGGAGCACGTCGGGGCCGACCGCCTTCAGGTGCAGGCGCAGCTCCTTGGTGGAGGCGAGGTAGGCCTGCTCGAGCGCCGGCAGGTCGACGCGCGCTGCCGCGTCGAGGCTCGCACGCCAGCGCAGGAACCCTGACGGGTGCTGCACGGGACCGCGGGGCGTCGTCGGCGCCGGCGGCACGGCGGTGCGCGCGTCGTCGTCGGCGCCCTTGGTCGTGATGTTCAGCAGGTCGTTGGTCGTGTAGCGGCGCCCGTAGCTGATGGTCGAGCCGAGCGCCTGCACCGCGTTCTTGCTGCCGCTCGTGTCGGCCGGCGAGACAAACGCGCTCTCGCGCTCGTGCCCGTCACGGTGCGTCAGGATACCGACGACGCGGATCGTTTTCGGGTCGGGCCACTCGGTGCGGAAGGACAGCCCGAACCCGTGCCGCACGAGGATGGGACGCACGGCAGTCTGGATCTGCTCGAGCGGCGCGTAGGTCCACTTGCCGCCGTCGCCCGGCGTCGCGGCGACCAGCGTCGGGATCTCGGCCGCCATCAGCGCGAAGGCCTGATTGAAGGCCGTGCGCGCCTGCAGCGCGAGGACGTGTTCGTGCATCGCGATCAGCCGTTCCAGCTTCGCGACGTCGACGCTGGGGTTGGCGGCCAGCCGCTCGAAGTTGAGCACGGGGGCGAGCGCGACGGACGTCTCAGACGTCTCCGACACGACGTCGAGGATGGCGGGCGCGGGGGCCATTAGGAGCACCTCCCGCAGTGGCCGCACGCCGTGCCGCAGGCGCCGCCGGCGAGCTCGTCGTCGTCGGCGTGCTCTTCGCGCGCCGCGAGGATGGCCGCGTCGGTGGCGCGGTTGTCGGCGAGCAGCGCGTCCAGGTGCGCGCCCGTCGCGGGGTTGGTGATGAAGGCGTGGAAGGACTGCCGCGCGAACCACTGCGCGGCGTTGATGCCGGGGCGACGGGCGGAACGACGAGCCATCGGGAGCCTCTTTTCCTGGTCGCGAGGCTCCCGGTTTAGAATCCGCGGAGCCCGTTCGACCGTGCTAGCGGTTGACGGGTTAGGCGTCGGTTGGTGCTGGTAACACCGGCCGGCGCCGATTAGTGCACGACTACTGCGTGTCGGCGAGATCTTCGAGGTCGTTGTCGGCTTGCATCAGCGCGACCATTTCATCGTGCGCCCGCCCGAGCGCCGTCAAGGCTTCGCGCATCGCGTTAATCTGGTCGCCTTGGAGGTCGAACAACTTCTGGTGCCCCTCACGGAGGCGGCGGCGCACCGTGCGTAATTGGTCATTGGTCATGTCTCGAAGTCTACAGCTTACCCCCCCATAGTGCAAGATAAATCGACCGCCTGAATAAAAGGGGGGTAAGATGGCTGGCATGCGAAAGCGCCTCCCTGACGACGTGCTCGCCTACTTTCGATCAGAGGGGGTGCGCGGCGGCAAACTAGGCGGGCAGCGGGCAGCGGCGAATATGACGCCGGCTCAGCGGAAGGCACGCGCGCGGAAAGCCGGCCGGGCCTCCGCGATCGCCAGGACCGCCAAACGCAAAGCGGACCTCGACGCGGTCGACGCGCAACTCAGTGATCTAGAGCACAAGCGGCGGGCGCACGCAGTGGCGCACACGAAAAAGAAACACGCCAAGAAAGAGAGCCTCTGATGGTCCGCCGATCGCTGCTGATAGTCCTGCTCGTCGGCCTCTCGATCTCGGCATCGGCGCAAGCACCGCGGAAACAGATCTTCGATTCGTACGGGCCGTCGCGTATTTCGTGTGCCACCTGGGTCTCTCAGATCGGGATCGAGCGCACCGCCCTCCGATGGTGGGTGTTAGGGTTCGTCACCGGAACCAGCCGCGAGATGTCTCTCCACTATGACGCGATGCTCACTAGCAGCGACGCGGAGGGCCTCGAAGGTTGGGTCACGAAATATTGTGTCGACCACCCCCTCGACGACATCGTCACCGCCGCGATGCGCCTCGTCGACGAACTCAAGCCGAAGTGATGTCGCCGCATGTCTCAGACGTCTGAGACGCCTACCTAGCGCCGCCGCAGATACCGGCGCCGGGCGCGCGCGTTCTTCCGGAGGCGCGCACACCGCGCGCTGCACGTCTTCGCCGGCGGCCGCACCGTCAGCGCCGCGCACTCGCTGCAGGCGCGCAGGGGCGCCGTCATTGCAGGAACGCCTCGACCCGATGCGTCACGTCGACCAGGGACTCAAACGGGAGGCAGATCGACCGCACCCGCGGCCAGCCGAGGCGGGCCTGGCCTTCCCAGTGCGTGGGGTTCGTCGTCAGCACGCGGACCTCGTCCCCGATCCATGTGTTGACCACGTTGTAGTGCTCGAGCTCCATCCCGCCTGCCTCATACTGCGCGGCCACGGCGCCGTGGAACTCGATCAGCGTCGTCATCAGGTCGGGCGGCTGCGACCGGGCGCGCGGCGTCGCCGTCGCGCAGCTCGCGAGGATCCAGCCGGCGAGGAGCAGCAGCGCGCACGCGCCGAGGACGTCGAGCCAATGCGGGACGCGGACCGTCATACCCTCTCCCCTGCCGCGGCGCGCAGGCGCCACGTTTCGGCCCCGCCGCTCGAGGGCGCCGCGCACGCACCGTTCTGGATGCGCCGGAAGCGGGTCAGCACCTCGAGCTCGGCGAGCAGTTGTTGCACCTTCTTCTCGTGCCGCGCCGCGATCATCGGAATGTTCGCCTCGGCGCGCGCCCGCACCGCGGCGAAGATCTGATCTTGCAACAGGCACACGCGCTGCCGCTCGGTCGGGGGCTCCTGGGTCAGCGCGAGCCTCATGCGCGCGGCGCGTCCTTCTGGACGAGCACGTAGTCGCCCGGCGCGCGCGCCTTCAGCGCGACCTCCCAGTCGGTGTAGACGGCCTTCCGGCCGCCGCAGGGACTGTAGAGCACGTAGGTCTCGTGGTTCACAGGCGCCCCAGCAGCAGGAGCACGACCAGCACCAGCAGCACGAGGCCGACGCCGCTGCCGCCGTAATACGGGCCACGCTCGCCGCCCGCGAGCCAGGGCACGCCGCCGAAGAGGAGCAGGAGCACGACGACGATCAGGAGCGTCTGGTGCGACATCGGGAACCTCCGTCAGCGTGTCGTGTTGTCGCCCGCCGGCACGCCGCCGGTTTTGGTGTGATTGGTGCGCTGGAAGTAGGTGCCGACCACGAGGAAAAACACGTTCGACAGCAGCGTGAATGCAAGCAGCGAGAGCTCGGTCGGGCCTTTGCCGATCAGGAAGGCGCAGACCGCCAGCGTCACGACGGAGACCGTGATCGCGATGATCTGTTGCGTGCGTTCCCACATCACGTTGATGTGGCGCTGCCCGGCAAACGTCAGGTCTTGCTGAAAGGTCGTTGTCGCCGGCAGCGACGGGTCGGTGCCCTGCGCCTGCACGGCCTGCGTCGGCTTGACGGGCGGCGGCGGCGCGAAGCTGACCGGCACCGGGTCTGGGCCCATGAGCACGACGGGCACGGGTTCGTGCGGCGTGCGCCGCTCGGGGTCGTGCCCGGGGTCGAACGGCGCGTCGGTCACGGCAGCGCCTTCCAGAGCGCAATCGCGCGCGCCTGCATCTGCACCTTGGTCAGGAGCGGCGCCGGGATGCACTCCCAGAGCGCTTGCGCGATCGCCTTCACGACCTTGACGTTGACCTCCACGACCGCCTGGTCGACCTCGGGCGTCGTGTCGAGCGCGCTCTGCGCCGCGGCGACGTGCGCCGGGCTCCACGGGCCGGAGTCTTTCTTCCCGCGCCAGGCGCCCGTGCTCGCGGGCAGGAGGACCGCGGTCGGGTCGCCGGTCGCGGCTTTCACCGCGGCCAGCAGTGCGTCGAGGTCGGGACGCGTCGTGCGCGTCGTCGTCAGCGTCACATAGCCAGCCATCAGGCGAGCTCCAGTTCAATCTGGCCGTAGAGCGTCGCCGTGTTCACGGCCACCGTCCAGGCGGTCAAATCCTGTTTGAGGAGGCGCAGTCCGGCCGCGTTCGACTGGATGAAGGCCGGCACCACGCCCGCCCCGCCGGGGATGTTCGCATAGCAGAACGCGTTGAACTGCACCCCGGTCAGGGTGTAGCCGCCGAACGCGGCCGACAGAATATTGAGGTCGGTGCCAAACGGCGCGGTGATGCTCGTCAGGTCGAGCGAAAAGGCGACCGACAGGCGCCGCCCGCGCAACCAGTAGCGGAGCGTCGTCATGTCGCCGGCGCCGACGCCCCAGGTCATCCCGCCGCTGCCGGTGAAGTTGGCGAGCGCGTAGGGGCTCGCCAGCCAGTCGCCCTGCTCATGCGCGTCCAGCACCCACCGCGCGTTGGCGGCGACGTAGATGTAGTCGAAGCGCCCGACCAGGGACGCACCGCTGGTCCCGGGGGTGGCCGAGGTCGTGAAGTTGAAGAGCCGGTTGGCGGCCACCGAGCCGAGCGATTCGTGGTAGGTGTTCACCACCGCCGCGCCCTGCACGAGCACCGCCAGACGCTGCCCGTCGGTGCCGGCCGTGAAGCCGGTGATGTCGAGTTGGGCGGCATTCGCGCAGCGCAGGACCGCACAATTCGGGGTCAGGGCGAAGTCGTTCTGCACCCCGGTCAAGGTCGTCGTCTGGACGATGGCCGCGTTGGCGGCGAGGTTCGCCGGATTGGCGTCGAGGACCAGACTCGTCGTCGTATCCGCCACGCCGACCGTCCGCGCATTCCCCGGCGGCGCGACCGAGAGCGCGCCCGGCGTGCCGGCGTTGACGTAGTAGGTCGTGCCCGCGACGAGGCCCGCGAGGCCGGTGATCGTGCCGCTCAGGCGAATGACGCCGGTGCCCCCGTTGGCGATGGCGACCTGCGTCATGCCGATCATCGGCAGCGTCGAGCTGTAGCCGAAGAACGCATCGGCGAGATACCAGCGCCCGGCGACCTTCGCGCCCGAGCCGTCCGAGAGATACACGACCTTCCCGGCCGCGAGCGCTTCCCCGGCCGTCCCGACGATATCGGTGCCGTTGAAGAACGGCCCGGCCGTGACGTGGTCCTGCGTCCACACCGGCACGCCGGCCGCGGTCGTGAGCACGAACTTGTAGGCGGTGCCGGGCGAGAGGTAGATCACGGCCCGCCCGGCGGCGTCGAGGATGATCGGATTCGTGTTCTCGTGCCCGACCGCGAGGTCTTCGTTGAGCCAGGTCGTGACCGGCGTCGACGGTGTGCCGGCCGCGTAGGTGTAGAGTTTGCCGCCCGCGAGCGGGGCGCCCTGGTCGTCCCACCCGTGGAAGAGCGGGCCGGGGAAAATCGTGCCGGTCATTGGCGCCTCATGACTTGTAACCGCGCGCTTTGATCGCGGCCTTCGCCTGGGCGCCGGTCGGCAGCCCCGACATCTGCTCGAGGAACGCGCGCTGCTGCAGGATCGCGGCGAGCGCGTCGGGGGCCGACATGCCGCGCTTCACGAGGTCGAGCGCGGCCTTCGTCTCTTCACCCGTCAGGCGCACCTTCGCGCCTTTCACGGCCGTCGTGACGGCCTGCACGGCTTGCGTCGGGGTCACGACGGGGGGTGTGGCGGCGGCCGGCGCCGGGGCGCGCGGGAGCGGGTCGCTCACCTTGAAGGCGGGCCCACGTTCGACGGGCGTCAGGAACTGCTGCCAGGACGCGGGCAAATCGGCAGGGGTGATCGGGGGACGCGCGGCGGCCGGTGCGACGACCGGGGGCGGACGCGGCACGACGGGCGCGGCGGCCGGCACGCTCGCGGGCGCGGCGATGGGCGGCGGACGCGGCACGACCGGAGGCGGGACGGTCGGGGGCGGCACAACGGGCGCCGCCGCGGGCGCACTGACGCTCGGCGTGCGCTCGGACGCGAGCTCCTCCATGTACTTGACGAACTGCGCGGCGAGGAACTTCACGGTCTGCTGGCGGGGCGCAATGGCGAACTTCGCGACGCCGACCGCCGCGTCGCGCACCGCCGGACCAGACGGCAGTGACGACAGCGCGCTGCGCACGGCGCCCGCGGCACTGCGCACCGCCTGGCCAACCGGTGCGGTGACGGGCCGCGCCGCGGCCAGCGCGAGCGCCATCCCCGCCGCGCGTCGCACTTCATCGACCGGCAGCGAGAGCAGGCGCGCGAAGTCCATGACGGTTTGCGGGTGCGCGAGCGGGCCGAGCTGCGCCAGGAGCGGCGACGCCTCGTCGGTCGTGTCGCTCGTGACCTGGGGCAGGCCGCGCGCGTCGCGCGGATAGTCGGCGGTCGCCGGCGGCAGGTCGACCAGCGCGCGGTAGTCGGGCGCGAGCGCCACCACTTTCTGCGTCAGCTCGAGGTCGTCCATGGTGCGATACGCCGGCACCTGCGCTTTGACCTTGGCCGCAAACTCGGCGACGGTCATCTTCGGCGCCGGCGCGTCGGGCGGGTCGTCCATCGCAAGCTCTTGCATTAGGCCACTCCGTAGAGGATCATGGGGACGTGCCGAACAGTCCGCGGCGCTCCGACGACCTCGAGGCGGCCATCGCCGCCCACTACGCGCGTGAGCAGGCCGACCTCGCGCCGCCGCTGCCCCCGCATCAGGGCTTCGCCACGATTCAGGACGCGGTTATTGCGCATCGTCGTTCGTGGTGGGCGCAGTTCCCGACGTTTTGGCCTGCAGCTCGGCCAACCCCGTCGCCAGCAGCGCCACCGGAATCGCAAACTTCTTCGCCAGCCGCTCCAGCCCCGCGAACCCGTCGGCGGCAATCGCTGCGCGCACCTCGTCGAGGACCGGGCTCAACGTAAAGCGCCCGCCCGTCTCCTTCGCGAAGCGTCGGTCAATGTCCCGCAGATGCGCCGCCATCTTCGGCGCGAACGCGTCGAACTTCTCGGTCCCCATCAACCGGATCGCCTCGAAGTAGTTCTGCCCCACCCGGTGCGTCTGCCAGTTGTTCTCGATCAGGTTCGACTGGAAGGTGCCCGCGGTCGTGACCTTCCCGCCCAGCGCTTTCGTGAGACGCGTCGCGGTCTTGTCGTCCATGAACGCGAGCCGGATCCCGTCGGGCGTCGGGATCAACACCATGTCGCGCGCGGCGGGGCCGAGCTGCGTGAGCGCGGCCTGCATCTGTGTCGGGGTCACCGTGCCGCCCGGCAGCGTGACGTCCCAGGCATTGCGCGCCTGCCCGCTGCCGGCCGGGAGCACGCGCGAATACGCCGCCGCGTCCTGGCCGGTCAACAACCCGTAGGTCGACTCGGAGGCGTCGAGGATCCGGCGTGAGCCGGCGTCGAGGACGCGCGCGCCCTTTCCGCCCGGCAGGTCGACGGAGCCGGTCAAGACCTGCGTCTGCCGCCCCGGCGCCGGCTGGCCCTGGAAGACGCCCGGCCCGTCGAACGACTCGCCGACGAGGCCGCCGTAGCCGGCGGCGATCTGGTCGCGCAGCTTGGCGTCGTAGATCCCGCTGCCACCGTTCACGAGGTCGTGGAGGATCATCCGCTCGAGGTCGGTGCCCGGCTGGTGGAGCTCGGGTAGGTGGCCCGTGCTGACGCCCGGCACGGTTTCGCGCGAGCCCTGCGCCGCCAGTTGGGCCAGGTAGTCCGCGTAAGACTTCGCGGCGTCCGCCGGCTTGAGGCGGCCCGCCTCGATCTGCTGCGCGGTCCACGTCGCGGCCTGCGACTTCAGTTCATCCCAGTCGGTAAAGCCGGCCACGCCGCGCTCGTTCGCCAGCGCCAAGATCTTGTCCTGCTGCGCGTCCATCCAGCGGTGTTGGGCGGGGCCGAACCCGGCGCGCATCGGCGAGCCGTCGGCATTCATAAAGCCGTGCGCCTCGGCGTCCCAAATGTCGTGGACGGCGCGCGCCGGGTCGGTACTCAGGAGGTAGTCGCCGCCGCGCGCCAGGTTCTGCGCGAACGGCGTCCGCTTCTGGCCCGTGATGCCCTCGGGGCCGGCGGTATGGATCGCGGCGATGGTCTTACCCATCGGCCCGGGAAAGCGGCCCGCCGCAATCGGCACATCCGCCGTCGCCTGGTTGTAAGCTTTCACCCCGAACCCGGTATTCGCCGACACGGTGGTCACCGGCGAGGTGGCCGCGAGGTCTTCCGAGAGTTGGGTCGCGCGCATCGGGTCGTCATTGGCATAGAACCGGATCCGCTCGCCGGCCTCGTTGTACCAGTCGCGCCCCGCTGCGCCGCGCTCCATGCGCTGCAGGTAGCGGTCGCGCAGCCCGCGCTCCTGTCGGCTGTTCGTCACGCCGTAGGGCGCCCCCTTGCGCTGCTTCGCGCCCTCGACGGGCGCGGCGACGCGGCGGATGATCCGGTCCGGCGTATACGTCTGCCCCTGCGCGAGCGCGTGCACCTCCTGCGCGGAGACGCGGCGGTCGCCGACCTGTTGCAGGACGTCCGCGACGACGGCTTGCGCCTCGGCCGACACGCCAGGCGCCGTCTCGAGGCGCCGCGTGATCATCTTCGCGGTGAGGCGCCCTGACGGTTTCCCGTACTTGTCCATCTTCGGGAACAACTGCCGCACCTCGTCGAGCGCGGCCTTGCTGATGTTTTGGCCCTCGGGCGCGGCGGTGCCGGCCACTAGGCCAGGGAGGTCGCCGCCCTTTTCCCAGGCGAGGATCCCAAACGGGTCTTGTGCGGCGACACTCGGCGCGCGCTCGTGGCCGCCGATGATCGAGCGCAGCACGTCCATCGTCGTCAGGTGGTCAGGGTTCGGCACATAGTGCGCGCCGACCCCGGGCGCGCCAATCGTCGCCGCCTTCGCATAGGCGCGTTGCGGGTCGAGCGCGCGCGATGCCGGCGTGACGCCGGGCGCGCCGATGGTCGCCGCCTTCGCCCACGCAGCTTGCGGGTCACGCGACGTCGGCGCCGGCACGACGTGCCCGGGTGCGAGTGGGCCGCCCGGCGCGCCGAACACCGCGCCCTGCGCGAGGCGCCGCGGGTCCGCGTAGGGGTCGGCGGGCGGCGGCGCCAGCAGGCCTGCCGACGGGTCGGTCGACAGCAACTGCTCAGGCATTGCCATACCACCCAGTGACGCCGTTCACGGTCTTCCAGACGGCCGCCACACCGTTGACACGGCCGCGCTGCCCGAGCGCGGGCGCCGCGCGCGCCTGCGGTTTCGGCGGCAGCAGGTGGAACGGGTCGTAGCCCGGTTGCCCTGGGCCTGGCTCTGCCGCGGGCGGGGGCGTGCCCGGCGTGCGCGGCGGCGTGCCGAGCGTGCCGCCACTGCCGAACGGTTTCATCGCGTCGCCGAGCCCGAGGTGCACGCCGGCCGCGACCGCATCGGGCGTGAGCAGGTTCGGGTCGTCGTAGCCCATCACCGAGCGGAAGTCAGAGTTGTGCGTCGACGCGCGCCGCAGGCCGACGTGGATGATCTGCTTCGCGAAGGCCTCGATCTGATTCGGCGTCACGTCGTCGTTGAGAATCTTCGACCAGGTGTCACCCTGCTCCTTGGTCGGCGCATAGCCGCCGGCGAAGTAGAGCCCGATCTCGTCCTTCAACACCGCGACCGTGGTCGCGTACTTCTCGTAGTCGGTCGAGTACTGTTTGCGGAGCTTGTTCAGCGGCGTGTTCACGAGCCGCAGGTTGACGCGCCGGTATTCCTGATTGACGTCGCTCAGGTCGGACGCGTGCATCAGGATGTTGTTCATCGACTGCCGGTTCATGGCCGGCTTGCCCTTCGGGTCTTCGTAGGCGTCGAGGAACTTGATCTGGCGGTCGATGTTGCCGACGTTGAA